CCAAATCCAGACGCACTGGTTGGACTTCAGAAGCTGGCTGCATTAAATAGTAACATCGCAACAAAACATATTCTAGATAGTGGACTATCTATAACTAAGAGACTAGCTACTTGCATATCACTTAGAATTGCTGATATATTAGAGTACTCAGACTTCAGAGATGAGTTCGCTATGCAGATCGGTAAGTATAACATTACGATACTTGAGGATATCAAGAACTTGTACCTACACTCGTTCGGTATCTTCATTGAACTTGAGCCAGACGCTGAAGAGAGAGCACAGCTTGAGGCTAACATTCAGATGTCACTTCAACAACAACAGATCGACTTAGAGGACGCAATAGACATCAGGATGGTTAAGAATCTGAAGATGGCTAACGAGATCCTTAAGATTAAGAGAAAGAAGAAGCAGAAGGCTCTAGAGGACAGACAAGACATGCAGTCACAGATTCAGATGCAGACCAACATGCAGTCGCAACAAGCAGCCGCAGAGCAGAAGCAACAGACAGCACAGATTGAGGCACAGTCTAAGATCGCTATTAGAGAGGCTGAGATGAACTTTGCAATCCAGACACTTGCAGCAGAGGTTGCTAGCAAGAAGGAGTTAATGCAGTTAGAGTTCGACTACAACATGCAACTTAAGGGTATCGAGACTGAGAACCTAACAAGGAGAGAAGACAAGAAGGAAGAGGCGAAGGACAAGAGAGTTGACATACAAGCTACGGCTCAGTCAAAGCTAATTGACCAGCGCAAGAACAACCTTCCTCCAGTGAACTTTGAGAGTAACGAGGACAACCTATCAGACTTTGACTTGTCATCATTTGAACCAAGATAAAAATGAAAGACCCTAGACTTGCTAAAATAGGTGTGACTGGATTTAATCAACCCAAGAAGACGCCTAGTCATCCTAAGAAGTCACACGTTGTTGTGGCTAAGGTTGGAGACACTATAAAAACTATTCGTTTTGGTCAGCAGGGTGTAAAGGGAGCTGGTAAAAATCCAAAAACAGAAAAAGAAAAGGATAGAAAGAAAAGTTATTACGCAAGACATAATGCGCAAGACCCAAGTCCAAGTAAATTATCGGCTAGATATTGGAGTCATGTCGTAAAGTGGTGAAACGGTGGTATTACTTTTTTAGTTAATTTTGTAACAATTAAATCAAATATAAATGGAAGGATTAACATTCAAGAAGGTAGGCTACGAAGAAAAGTCTATCGCTGAAATAGAACAAGAGGTTATTGAAGAGGTGGTTGCTGATGAAGTAGTTGCCGATGAAGTAGTAGAAGAAAAAATTGAAGAAGCTCCAGTCGTTGAGTTAGATGACGACGCAGTTCTTTCACATATTAGAACAAAATACAATAAGGAGGTAGACACTATCGATGACTTATTCAAGGAGAGAGTATCCTCTGAAGAGTTGTCTGAAGACGTGGCTGCATTCAATAAGTATAAAAAAGAGACGGGTAGAGGTATCGAAGACTTTGTGAATTTACATAGAGACCTAGATAAGGTAGACCCAACAAAACTGTTATCTGACTTCTATAAAGAAAACGGAGACGACGAAGAGGACGTAGAGTATCGAATGAGAAAGTTCAGGTACGACGAAGACTTAGACTCTGAAGACGAGATTGAAGAAAAGAAGATAGCACTAAAACAAGAGCTAAAGAAGGCGAAGAAGCACTTCAATGAGCAGAAGGAGCAATACAGCACATCTCTTGAGTCAAGAGAACCGCTAGTACCAGAGGCTGATAGAAATGATTACGAGTCCTATAAAGCAAATAAGACCAGAGTTGCAACAGAGCAAGAGGAACAACTTAAGAAGTCGAATTATTTTGTTGAAAAAACTAATGAGTTGTTTACCGATAGTTTCGAAGGTTTCGGATTTAAAGTGGGAGATGATAAGGTAGTATACAAGCCAACAGATATGAACGCTGCTAAAGCACAGACTGCATTGACAGATCTTATAGGTTCATTCCTAGACGACAACGGATATGTTAAGGACGTGGAGAAGTTCCAAAGAGCTATGACTGTAGCTGGTGATCCAGAGAAGTTTGCAAACTTCTTCTACGACAAAGGGAAGTCCGATTCAGTGACAAACTTTGAGAAGGACGGAAAGAACATCGACATGGTTAGAGGAGCGTCAGTTCCTTCATCTAAGTCTTCTGGGTTACAGCTTAAGGTAGTTAACGATGGTAATAATAGTAACCAGTTTAAAATAAAAAAACGCTAAAAATTAGAAAACATGGCAGGATCAATCAATTTATCTCCAGGAGTAGAGTTAACTCCTAGTTCAGTGCAACAAGCACTTCAAACGAATTATATTACAGACTTCGACTACTTGAATCAGTATCTTCCAGAAACTGACAAGAACGAGTTCGAAGGATACGGAAACCGTACAATCACTGGATTCTTACGTAACGTAGGTACAGCAGAGATTCCTTTTGCATCTGACTTAATCAAGTGGGCAGAACAAGGACGTTTGCATACTAAGTATACGGGATGTATTCCTGATGATGCTGCTGCGTCTAATACAGCTACATTCCTTATGGGTGGTACAGATGTATGTAACTTTAGAGTAAATCAAGTTGTATTTTTATCTTCAGAATCAACTTCTGCTTCTGCAAAAGGTTTAGTTACAGCTGTTGCTAGTAGTGGTGCTGATTTTACAGTAGCATTTTATGCATCAACTGGTTCTCCATTTGTTATTACTACTGAATTAGTAACTGCATTCGTATACGGTTCTGAATTTGCAAAAGGTACTAATGGAATGGTTGGATCATTAACACCAGAGCCTAAAATCTTTGATGTTAAACCAGTTATTATTAAGGACCGTTATGAGATTTCAGGATCTGATATGTCTCAAATTGGTTGGATTGAAGCTACATCTGAGAATGGTGCTAACGGATTCTTATGGTACATTAAAGCTGAAGCTGAAACACGTCTACGTTTTGATGATCAGTTAGAGATGATGTCTGTTGAGCATATTGAAGCTGAAACTGCTTCTGGTGCATTAGCAGCTTTAACTACTGGATACAATATCGCAAGTACAACTCCAACAGCAGGTTCTCAAGGTTTATTTGCTGCAATTGAGGAAAGAGGAAACGTATGGGCTGGAGGTAATCCAACTACACTAGGTGACTTTGATACAATTGTTGAGCGTCTTGACGGTCAAGGTTCTATCGCTGAGAACACATTATTTGTTAATCGTGCATTCTCTTTAGATGTTGATGACATGTTAGGTGCTCAATCTACAGCTACTGGAACATCTTACGGTATGTTTGATAACGATAAGGACATGGCTTTGAACTTAGGATTCACTGGATTCCGTCGTGGATCTTATGACTTCTATAAGTCTGACTGGAAGTACTTGAATGACGCTACATTGCGTGGTGGATTAGTAGGTGGTTCAGTTAACGGAGTTTTAGTTCCAGCTGGAACAACTACAGTATACGATCAAGTTCTTGGTCAAAATGCTACTCGTCCGTTCTTACACGTTCGTTACAGAATGGCTAACAAAGAAAATAGAAAGTTGAAGACTTGGGTGACTGGTTCAGCAGGTGGAGCTTCTAATAACTCTTTTGATGCTATGTTCATTGACTACTTATCTGAAAGAGCACTTTGTACTCTTGGTGCACAAAACTTCTTCATGTTTAATGCATAACACTTAATACCAGAGAGGAGTAGAAATATTCCTCTCTGTTTTTTTTTTTAATTCTAATCTAATAATAATGAAAAAACAAATTGAACTAAAAGACCGTACCTATGTACTGTCAAACGACATGGCTCCACTGAGCATGTATATTGCATCTAAGGATGGAAGACGTAGCAGGTTGCTATATAACGACCCAGAGACTGGTAGAAATAGATCTATGCGTTACTCACGTAACCATGCATCACCGTTTTTAGACGAGCAAGACGATACAGCTATCGTTGAACCAATAATTTTTTTAGAGGGTATATTAAACGTACCAAAGACTGACAAGTCAAAACAAGATTTTTTAGCTATTCATCCTGGCAATGAGGCTAATGGTGGTGGAGTTTTCTTTGAGTACGACCCAGAGGTTGAGGCTCAAGTGCGAATGGAGGAGTTAGACCTTCGTACAGACGCTATCATTGCTGCAAAGCAGTTGGACTTGAACACTATGCTAGGTTTAGCAAGAACGTTCTTACGTGGAAACGTTGACAAGATGTCAACTGCTGAGGTTAAGTATGACCTAATGCGCTACGCAGAGAACAACCCATCAGATTTCTTAGATGCTATTGGAGATCCAGACATGGAGCTTAATAACTTAGCATCTAGAGCAATACAAGAGAAGGTAGTTACAATCAGAGGAGACAAGGATATTTTCTATAACCTAGCTGACAATAAGAAGAAGATTCTTACGGTTCCTTTTGGAATGAAGCCAGTTGATGCGTTGTCGTCGTGGTTGCACTCTGACGAGGGGTTAGACTTCTTCAAGGTTCTTGAGAACATGTTTGCAGAATAATTAGTATCTTTGTGCTAGTTATTAACTATTAAACATTTTAAAATGGCAAGATTTTTAGAGTTCACAATTGGTGCTGCAACATCATTAGTAAAGGATTACATCCCTACAGATGCAAATTATTTTGTAACAACACCATCAAACGCAACGGTAGTACTTACTGCTGTAGGAGGTGTAGCTACAGCTGATGTAATTACAATTACATTTACAACTGCTGATGCAACTTATGCATCTCATGCTGCTGTAATTAATGCTTTAGCACAAGATAAAGATTTTAAAGCTGTACCATGTCCAGCTATTATTGTTGTTGATTTACCATTAGTTGGAGCAACGCAACAATTAATTACGTCTATCGCTATTGCATAATAGTTAAATTACGTATCTTAAATTCAAGGCACTGCTTCGGTAGTGCCTTTTTTTTCATTATCTTTGTGTGAACTATCAACAACCTAAAAGAGTGTTGGTTTCTTAAACTACGCACAAGCTAAATGCCTCACGTTAACATTTAAAGGCTTGTTCCTAAGCCCGAAGTTTTTAATATTTTTTGAAGCATTTACATCTCTATCATGTGTCTTGCTACATTTAGTTAGATATAAAATACTATCTTTGTATAAATTATAATCAATGATCGACAGCGTTAGAAATACAGTACTATCCATCATCAGCAAAGACAATAGAGGTTACATAACTCCGTTCGAGTTTAATCTGTTTGCTAAACAAGCTCAGATGGAGATATTCGAGGACTACATATACACGTACTCTAATGCCATGAACAAGCAGAACGCTCGCTTGAATGGTGTCGGATACTCAAACATAGTTAGAAAGGCAGAGGAGGTACTAGATTTATTCAGACCAGACCCGTTAGCTCTTACGTATGTGGTGTCACAGTTCCCACTTCCATCTGATTTATATTTAACACAGACGGTAATATACAACGACGCAGTAGAGGTTGACAAGGCTCCTAGTAACATACTGAACTTACTAACGTCTAACATGACTAGTCCTACTACAGACTATCCAGTGTACACTCAAAACAATAACTCTATAAAGGTTTACCCTACAACTATAGTTTCTGACATAACGCTAGACTACTTGAGAACCCCAGTTGACCCTAAGTGGACGTGGGTATCACTTATAGACGGTGCACCAATATTTGACCAAGGAGCTATAGATTACCAGGACTTTGAGTTACCAATAGCGGACGAAACTAAGCTAGTTGTTAAGATTCTTCAGTACGCTGGGATATCAATTAGAGAGGCAGACATTGCTCAGGCAGCATCTTCTGAGGAGGTTCAAGACAAACAAGATAAACAATAACAGATGCCAATTACTCCATACCAGTACTACTCAGATCCAGCGAACTATGGGTCATACCAGTACACTACGTTGTCTGACATAGTGAACAACTTCATGATAATGTATGTCGGAAACGATAAGCAGATAAACAACGTCAGAAGACACGAGATTATTTTCTATGCTAAGGAGGCTATCAAGTTACTGAACTTTGACTCTAAGGTGAAGCCAGTTAACTCTATCGAGCTAGAGGTTGGGGACGACTTAAAGTTCATCCTACCGTCTGACTACGTGAACTACATACGCATCTCAATTAACGTCGGAGGAACACTCAGACCGCTGTACGAGAACAGAATGGCTAACACAGCGTTAGGGTATTTGCAGGATAACAACTTGAACTTATTGTTCGACATAGATGGAAACGTTCTGACTGGGACATCTAACCTTGACCTATCTAGAATCAACCAGACACAGTACAACGGACCTGGAATTTATTGCGGATGCATGGGATGGTTCATAGACGACTGCTGGTACTTCGGATACAGCATCGGTGCTAGATACGGTGCAGACACTAGAGATATGTTCGCAGGACCGTCCTTTAGGGTAAATAACGGTGTTATAGACTTCTCTTCTGGAATCGCTAACCAGTTGGTCGTTCTAGAGTACATATCTGACGGCATGGCGAACGGAGTTGATGCTAACATTAACGTCCACAAGTTTGCTGAGGAGTTCGTCAACAGATACATCAAGTGGAAGCTACTTAACGGCAAGGTTAACATCCCAGTGTACGACAGAAAGTTGGCACGTGACGAGAAGCAGGCAGAGTTTAGAAACGCAAAGTTAAGACTTAGTGACATGCACCCATCAAGATTATTAATGAGCCTTCGTGGTCAGAGCAGACAATTAAAATAATATGGCAGACATTACAAACGTTTTTGTAGGAGGTAATATGGATAAAGATCTCGACGAGAGATTAATCCAAGAGGGTGTTTACCGTAACGCCTTGAATATTGACGTGGATACAGACGAGGGTTCTAACATTGGGTCTGCTCGTAATTCGTTAGGTAACACCATTAAGACTGACCTTGCTGCACTTTTTGGTGTAGATATTATAAATGCAAGAACTATTGGAGCTGTAACATATGATGCAGATAGTCTTATATACTGGATTATCACTGGTGACTTTGACGCTGTAATTGAGCACAACACTATAACTGGAATTACTACTAGGGTACTAGCTTGTACAGATGATACATTAAATTTTAATGGGAACTATATAATAACTGGTATAAACTACATAAACGGGTTCTTATACTGGACGGATGACCTTAACCCACCTAGAAAGATAAACATTTCAAGAGCAAAGGGTTACGCCATTGATGACGCACGAATTGCAGACGACATAAGCGTAATAATGGCTCCACCATTGAATCCACCAACACTTAGACTGTTTAACGACACGACAACACAAGCCAACAACATATCTGAGAAGTTCTTATCGTTCTCTTATCGTTACAAGTACATAGACGGTCAGTACAGTGCGATGTCTCCATTATCGGCTGTGTCATTCAGTCCGAAGGCATACGTGTACGACTACGCATCTGGTCATAACAAGGCTATGATTAATAAGTTCAACACTGTTGACATAACATTTAACACTGGTAAACGTAACGTAACAGACATACAAGTTCTCATGCACGACGAGATGAGTTCTAATATTAGCGTTGTTGAAATATTTAACAAGAAGAAGCTCGCATTCGGAGATGGATTACATAAGACGTTAACGTTTAATAACAACAAGACGTACACTATACTTACATCTGACCAACTTACTAGAACGTTTGATAATGTTCCACTGCACGCTAAGGCTCAAGACTTTGTTGATAGTAGGCTGATGTACGGTAACTATACACAGTTCTACAACGTTGTAGGTGTAAATAATGAGCCTATAAATATTAAGATAAACTTAACGTCTGTATCTGAGGGTGTTAGTTCAGAAGCTCCTAAGTCTACATTTAGATCAGACAGAGACTACGAGATTGCTATTGAGTATTTAGACGACTATGGTAGACATACAACAGCTCTTACGTCTGCATACTTTACTAACGCAAACACAACCAATACAGCAAACAATACTGTATACATCCCTGCAACACAGTCCAACACAGCTAACAGTCTTATAGCAAGCGTGTATAATCAGCCGCCAGTGTGGGCATCTAGTTATCGACTGCTTATTAAGCAGAACAAGAAGGAGTACTACAACATATTTCCTATCCTATACTATATAGATGGACTTTATAGACACTTCTTAATATCTGAGTCTGATAGGGATAAGTTTGCAGTTGGTGGGTACGTTATATTTAAATCAACGACTGGAGGACCAACATACTCTAATAAACAGTACAAGATACTTCAGTTAAAGAGTCAACCATCTAACTTCTTAGGTAGTATTGGTGGTGAGGCAGCTGGTCTTTATTTTACAATAAAAGTAGATGCTTTAACAGAGCTTACTAATGCTAATCAGTTTAATTATACATGGACTGGTGTTGGAGTATCAAGGGTTATATGGAGTGGAAATACAAAAGAGCAATATCCCCCAGTTGTTAATCAAACATATATAGATATCCCAATATATTATGGTAGTGGAAATAGTAATGGCATAATAGTTGATCCAGCAAATACTATTTTTACACCTGAAGCCCCAAATTATAATGATGAAAGAATATCCATAGTAATAACTTCTTCTACTACATATTCAGTATTTAAAAATCCAGTTGGTCTTAATATTTTTTCAAATAATGATCAAGAAATAGCATCTAATCAGCCAATAACATATCTAGGAACTGCTAATCCAGGATATTATTTTTACATTAAGTTTATGCAATCAGCATACACTGTTGGAGATAAATGGGTTTTTAATTGCAGAGCAACTACTCCAATATTAAATTCTTTAGATCATCCTATAGCTATAGTTCCTGGAAAAAATTGGTCTCCATCAACTTTTGAAGTAGATAGAAAAATATTTCCTAATGCTGTTATTACTATGCGAGTAGTAGAGGATACATTCAATCCAAATAATTCAGTTCAAGGACTACAGCAATTTACTCCATCTAGTTCTATGTATGATAATATTGAAGAGTGGTGGTACGAGTCTGGAGCAAGAAATCATTTTTCTTATA